GATAGAGAACCCACCCCCTTTATATCACACCCCCTATAAACCATAACAAAAATTTAAAACAAAAAAAGCACAACAAAGCTACAAAGTTTGTTTTGTAACGATTGCTATGCTATACTATCATACTATATACACTACTACTATACTACTACTATACTATTCCTTTTTATCTACTCCGTTTATTTCTTCTTTCTTATCAGTTAAGAACTTATACAAATGACTAACAACCACTGCTAAGTACACAGTTCCAATGAGTGTTATTAGTTCATCACTAATCATTCCTTTAAAGACTGTCATACCTGATACATACACAGACAACACTATTAACTCTACTGCTATTCTTTTTCTAACATTAGGCTTTAAAGTACCTGTGTCTATAAACTCTAGTGCTAAACTAAGTAACTGCATAAATACAACTAAACCAATCGCTCTTAATGTTTCGATCATTATCTTTCTTCTCCTTTATTAATTCTCTATCTCGTATGTTTGTAGTGTACCAGTATAACAATATCCACCATATAACCATTTACTGCTAGGAACTGAATCAAAAAATGTAGCTTGCCAACGTTTAGGAACATATGAACTATAATTATCATCTCTGACTTTGTATAAAGTCATATAGTTGCCTTTAGCTTTACATTGTAAGTAGTCTATTCCGTTCGGTTTAGGGTTGTATATGATAGTATTATTCCAATTCACATTATCAGGTATTTGTTTAATATCCTGATAGTATTTGATTGTAGGGTTGACAATTTGTGCAAAGTTCTCTACTTCTGCTTTACATTCAAACTCTTGTGTAACTGGGTTAAAGCCTCTTGTTTCAAACCCTTTATGTATATTGACCTTAAATGCTGAACAAAAAGCATAATCTTCGCTATAATAAAAACCAAAGTTTGCTGACACTTCACGCATTCCTTGTTTTCCCTCATAGAAAGTCCAATCATAATATTCTTCATCATGTAACCTGAATTCAGTCCCTAATGGTTCTGAACCCTCAAACAACATGATATTTTTTACTTTCCAAGAACTACTTTTTTTAGCTCTCCAGCGCAAGGAGCGTTCACCTTGATTAGGTAAAGTTGATTTAGTAGTGAACACGAAAACACACTTATGCCAAAGAGTATCTTCGCTATTTATTCTTCTATTCCAACTAACAAAACCCTCGGTGCTATTTTCCGCCTGTTTGTATAGTTCTCCATTAACATAAACAGGTTTAGTTAAGTCAATGATAGTTCTTGAAACTGTTCCCATAAAAGTTTCCATATCTCCCTTTGTAAAGGAATTTGTACGCTTCATGTCCCATTGCCAAGTATATGTAGTATTAGGCTTTAAAATATTTAATTGATTGAATTTGGTATAATCTTCTCTATCTTTAGTATCAGGACAATTAAAACCATAATATCCACTTCCATAAGTACCATAATCAAAAATATCTCCGCTACCGCCAAAATCTGTCCAACATGGCGCGTTTGCCCCTGCTTTTGTGAAGTAGTCTTTAGTCCACAAATCCCTACCCTGATTAAAAGGGTCAACAAATACCCAACCACCTTTGAGCAAGTTTTTATACCCTCCACGTTTCATTGTAGGTACTTGCGTAGTTTCTTTGAACATTTCCCAATAATCTGCTTTATGAATGTTAAACTCGATTTCCCTACGTCCTAAGCCTATAAGGTCTAACGGGTTGTTTATATGTACCGTTTTGCCGTTTATTGTACTATCCATTGTGTAGCCCTCTCATTCCGTAACCGTCAATAACAAAATCTTGACCGCTGTAATTCAATTGTGTTGTTCCGTCTGTCCAACCTGAAATGTTATTATTAATTTCGCACCTCATCAACGCCCCTGCTTGAACCATTGTAATTTGTTTAGTTTGTGGACTTACAAGCATACCGGTTTTTGTAACGTTCCATTTAGGCAAGTCAGCACTTGGTACTTCGCTTTCACTTGGCATATATGGAGTAGCTTCAGAACCCTCTTCCCATTTATGCCCCGCTGTCCACAAAATGCCTGAACCTGCTATTTCGTACCTAGGGTTTAGCATGTCGCCTTTCTTTAAGTTTAAAGTGAAAGAATCTCTTTTCCAATCAAAGTTGTTTCCCATAAACACATCATTAATGTCTAGCCATTTTTGATTACCGTTTATGTCCCACAAATCAACGTACCTATATATGTTTGCATTATCTCGCGCCTTAATGTAAGCCGAAAAGGTATAAACTCCGTCTTTAGGTGCTGAAAAATACTTATATATACCGGCCCATCGGTCGCTTCTTCTCTTAACAGTTAGACCTTTATATGTTCCATCATCTGTCCACGCTCCGATGTTTGGCCAGTTACCGCTAAAATCTTTGGTACCCTCTAGCAAGTTAAAGTTAGAATTAAAACGACTAACGGAAACGTTACACAACCATTTTACACGGTATATTTTCATTTCTACATCAATATACCCTTGAGCGTAAACATCTCCGTCTTTGTAGCTCTGTAATGGGTCAGCATAATAAAACAGACAGAAGTCCATTTCTTCGTCATAATACAGACCATTATAAGTGTATTTGTTACTGAAAAACTCAATATATTGCTTTTTACTCATTGCTACACTTATTGTGTCTTTACTAGGGTTTATTAACTCAATAGGGTTATGAATCAATAACTCCTCGAAATTTAACCATGAAAACATTTTATTTATATATCCTTTCTATTGTACATAAACCAGTCATAAAATTAACCGAACGAACTCCACACTCCCCATAAGTTAAGTTGCTTACGTTCGCCTTTTGTCCCCACCAAAATAGCTTGGTATTGTAAGCAGTTGCGTACATTTGAGGGTTAAACTTAACTTCGTTATACTTGATAACTGGGAACAGTTCTTCCACTCCTAGCGTTATCGGTCTAACGTTTGCAGGAAAATCAACGTAATTCTTATCTGTCATGATAACATTACCTTTCAATTCTCCATTTTTTGGTATAATACCCCAAGCTCTAGCGAATGACGTGGCGCTTCCTGGTATCGTGAATTCTCCACTTTTGCTCCACGTTCCGTTGGTTTGTTGTTGAAATAACCATGCTTTTTTAGTGTTATAGTTAGCAAAAAGAATTTGCGTTGGTACTGGTCTAGTTATTGAATTTTCGTATTCTCTAAACCAATCTTCTGTACTTCGATCTGTTCTTAATACACCAGTAGCCCAAATACTTGTTGCACTAGAAACCCCTTTGGGTTTTCTAGTGTCCGTTTCATTTAGTTTTGGTTTATAAGGTGCTAAAACAACACCAGTAGGAAAAGCCACGCTTCCAGTCCATTCATTCATAGAACTATAATTTGTTTTTTCACTAACCCTACAATTCTCAATGTTATAACTTGCACGCATTTCATTCGCGTAGCTATCAAAGTTCCAATCAGCCCAATAAGAACCCATGTTGTAACCTGTGTTAACCATTGCTGAACGAAGTAACTCGTCCACTCTATAACGTTTATCTGCTTGTTGGTAATAATAACCCTCTATGATGTTACTTGCCATTTCTCCGAAAGTACAATCTATTGCTGTATTTGCGTCTGTAACATATAACGGTTCTTGGTTATCTATCCAAGCCTTTGTGTCGCTATCAAAAGTTTGTCGCTTGTCTGTGAACTGTTCAGGATAAATGATGTTACCAGTCAAATCAAATATGCCATTATTTCCGTTCAAAACATGAAATTTGAGTGTTCTACCTGCTTCGGTGTCATAAGTGTCTGAATCAATTCCAATCAATACACGTTGATTAAGGGGGCGACTATAGCACCAAACGGCTTCTTGTTTGCAAATTCCTCTTTCTTCTAAGTAAAAAAGCTCTTTATCAGTTTTAGAACCTGTCCAAGTATAAACTTTATAATCGGTACTTTGTGGTGGTGTACCCTCATAAGTCCCTGTAAATGGCGGCGTTCCGTCGTCTGTGTTAGTTTTTTGATGGCTATAAAATTCATCTCTATCCTCAACAAACGGAGTGACCTCTCCACCTTGTTCAATCTTAGGCAAATACACTTCAAATTGTACAAAATCGCTTGTTTGAGCAACCTCAAAGGCTATACCAAACTTTTCAACCGTTTCCGTACTAGGTAGCGTGTATACTTCTTTTACATCTAAGTATTGATTAGGTTGAACTTGGTATGTTCCTACAAGCTCATTTTTAGTGCCGTATAGAAGTTTTAATCTTACCTCTAGTACATTTATACCTGGATTGTATAAAGTTCCTGACAAGCCATATTTTTGCCCTTGTGTGAGGTTCGGTGTTATAAAGTTAGGGTATAAGCTAGGATATTGTTTTCTTTCATAATCTGTACAAAAAGCAATACCGCTTATTTTATTCTCCCCTTGTGGTTTAGTAACAATAGAACCATAGCTAAAAGGTCTATTCCAGTCGTCAGGACATTTTTTTCTTTGCCAACGCTTGCTTGTTTCTGAACCTGTCGTTCCGTCTAACAAATAGATGTGTTGTGGCAAAAATTGAATTGTTTCGATACTCTTCAAAGAACAACGTTGTACAATGTTCCAATTAGGTTTTTTAATTGTGAAATCTCTACCTGTGTTAGGATTCCAGCAATACGCTTTAAAAATAGTCATTCTATTGCTAAGCCCTCCACTAAGTCTACTAGTTCTTTTTCTGTGCTTACTTCGTCCACTTTTTGTTGTTTAAGTTTCACATTTGCGTCAACATAAACTCCCTCAATCTCCATTAGTTTCAACAATGCCGAACGGTCTGGCAGTTTGTTTACTTCGGTAACTGTTCGCCCTGTTTCTGTTTTCCGTCCGTTTGCGTTGTTTTTATATTGGATAACTGTTTTTGTTTCTTTTCCTCCAAACGCTAGTGTCTTTAATGCCTCTAGCATTTTTTTATTTTCTTCTTCTGTCATAGCCATTAGATGAAATAGTCCTCACTTTCTTCACTTTCTAAGAACCACCACATCAAGTTGATTAAAGCGTCAGCCAAATCAATCTTATCTGTGTAGCCTTTTTTAATAATACGCATAAGCCCAAAATCGTTTATTTTTGTCTCTGCGTTCATTAAATGAACCGCTAGTAACTTACTATCAAAATGAATTTTACCCTCCTCCATGAGCTTTTGAGTGGCTTCTAGGGTATTTGATAGCTTGAAACTGTTCTGCATAACTTTATTATAAAATTCAATGTCATAAGTCTGCTCGAATTTATCAATGAAATTTTTGGAATAGTTAGGGTCATAATTCAACGCAATTGGAACACTACCATTCATAGCACTCATAAAAGCGTCCCATGCTTCGTCAGACATGTTATTTACACCCTCGTGTGTTATTGTCTCTCCTAAGTGTTTAAACTTGTCGTCTGCGCTTTCTGGCATGATTGGAATAGCTTTAAAATAATAGTGTCCGTTTTCTCTGTACCCTATCACAGTACCCCAAACATCGCCACGAACGGAAAAGTCTGAACCAATAGCAACCAAACGACCCTCAAAGTCTAAAGGAGGTACTAAGCATTTATCTACAATTTGTTTTGTAAAGATTGTGGTGCTATCAGTCATTGATAAGTTAAAGCGTTTAGTGATAATTTTAGCCATTTTAACAGGGTTACCGATTGCACCTATAAAGTCCTTTTGAATGTCCTCAAGTGTTAAAGTGTATCCCAATGCTGGGTTTGCCTTGATGTACTTAGAACTGTCTTTTACTTCGTCATAATCGTCCAAGGCGTAATAGAATACCCAATGGCTGAAATCATCATCTTTTACCCATTCTTTCCAACTTTCCAATTCATCATCATAAGCACCGCCACGGATAACGTTGTTTGTGGTTGATATAAAAAGCGTACCCTTATTTTTTCTTAGCCCCTGTCTTATAGTGACAAGAGGGTTCTTTTTAAACGCTCCAAACTCGTCTATAATAACAAGCTGTTCGCGTCCACCGTCAAGCGTGTCCTCGTTACTAGCATAGATAGAAATCTCCGTCCCTTTGCTTTTCAGTATTGAGTTATCTTTTACAAGTATTTGCTCCTTGTTTAGTTTAAACTGATTTTTGAACTTATTAATGACAGTGCCTGGACAGTTTCCCATAGCTCTGAAATGCTTCATCAGAATTTTTTCAGCTTGGTCTTTTTTGGTAGCCATTAAAGCTATAACGCTATTAGGCTTAGGAAACAAAAAGAGTTCAATCAAGGCTATCATGACATCAAGAATTGACTTAGCATTTGAACGCCCTACAATAACAACGCACTCGTCAATCTGATAAGGTGTGCAATACATCAACGTAAGGACCGCCTTATGATATGGTATGATTTTAAAACGTTCGTTATTAGGCAAAGTCATGAATTCTTCAATGAAATCAAATATTTTTTGCGCCTTGTTGTAGTCTATTTCATGCTCGATTTTAGCCACTTTCTTTTTTAGTAGCTTAATCATTTCGCCATTATCTTTATTTTGTCCTATCCAGTCTTGAATTAAACTCATTTTTATATTCTCCTTATATTAAACCCTCCGCTATAATTCTTGCGTAATCTATTAAGTCTCCGCTTCGTTCCATTCCTTGGTGGCATTTATGGCAAAGAACTTCGGTAGGTACATTTATTACTTCTTTGTCAAAGTCGTTTACCTCTAGCATGTCATTATTCCATTGTAGTGGTATAACGTGGTGGCATATTAAATGCTCCGTACTCCAACACTTTTCACAATGCCCTACCCTGTTTTTCTCTGCACGCGCTTTTCTTATCCACCTAGGGTCATTATATAGCTTACTTTTAGTATAAATCAACGTTTGTTCAATTTAACCCCGTTTCTTTCCAGTTTGTTATAAATTTCTTTGGCAATTCTTTGACCGTCTGCACTAGATTGTACATAGATTTTAATGTCTTGTTTAGAGTTGTCTTGTGTTCCAATGCTAGACGTTGCTGTTGTTCCTTTGCTTGCTCGTGCATAAGGTTGTACAGCGTCCACAGCTTTGTTGATTGCCTCACTACCACCTGCAAAGAATTGCAAGTCTAATGGAATTTGACCGTTTCTAGAACCCAGAAGTTTTTGCCCTAGTCCTTGGTTTTCTTTTATTCCTAGAGGGTCAATGTTACTTGTTAGCCAATGGAAATCACTGAAAGCGTCGCCCCATGTACTGTTCTTTCTGAATCCTAAGGCTTTACCAATTAAACCTGTGTTACCTCCAATATTCTTAGAGGCATTTAACAAGTCTTGAACAGCTCCATAAGCGTCATTAGCCCAGTTATAGAATCTTACAAGTTCATCAATACCATTTCCAATTTTGGTCAAGAAACCCTGAATAGAAGTAAAGTTGATTTTATTAAAGAACTTAGTGACTGCGTCTTTTGCGTTATTTACTGCGGTTTCCATTTCTTCATTTGAAACTTTACCGTCTTTGTTCTTGTCAATGATTTTAGTAACAGCACCGACCGCTTGACCTGCCATTTGACCTAACTGACTGCCGACAATGCTAGACATTTCTGTGGCGTTATTACCCAATGAAGCCATGTCTATACCTGCGTCTCCTAGACCTTTACGGAAACCGTCCAAAGCGCTTGTATTGAAACCATTAGAAATCATTTCTCTGATTTGTCCCCAAGTGCTAGGACCGCTTGACGCCAATTGCTCCCCCTTTTGTTGGAACAATTCAATGGCTCTATTCATAACTTCTGTGCTGAAAACTCCGTCTTCCATTTTTTCTTTGAAGTTTTCCATGGTAACAGCACCGTTACTTGTTGCGTTCATGGCGTTAAGTAGTGTACTTGTGAAGTCTTCTCCGAACACGTTGGTAAAATCTTGTACGCTCAATTGACCGTCTTTCAGCATACGTTTCACGCCATCAGTAGAAACCTCAATACCTTTTAGCGCTGTTTGAGCTTTAGCCATTTTATTTGCCCAATTATCGCCGAAAGTATTTGCCAACAAGTCTGCCGATACTTTACCTTTTTGCAAAGCGTCAGGCAACTGTTCTGCTGTCAGTCCTACATTTTGCATTTCGTTCGCCGCCTGAATCAGCATATCGCGGAACTGCGCACCAAGTGCCGATTGCATCATTTGGTTGAAATCTTGAGCGTGTAACGTTCCAGACCCCAACGCTTGAGCTAAACCATAAGTAAATTGCTTTTGTGTGTCCATTGATAGACCTAAGCTATCCCCTACGGCATTAATAGCATTAACAGTCTTATAGGCTTCATCTCCACTAACTTTCATGTAACTAGAAATCATAGCCCCTAATTCATTCAAGTCATTTTTTTGTGACTTTAGGAGTAAGTTACCTTTATCAATATGGCTATTAAATTGTTCGTATCCTTTAGCTCCGTCTGAAAGTGTTGTGCTAAGTGTTTTCTGTGCCTGAACTTGCTTATCATACGTGTCCATTAGTGTGTTTGCGAACCCGCTAGTCAAGTCAACGGCTTTTGAAATTCCGCCACTTACAAGCCCAATAGCTGATGAAATACCACTTACAACGTTACCAACTTTTGAGAACGTACCAAGTAGTGAACCGCTTACAGAATTCATCTTATCAACTGCACCTGATAAGCCTCCACCTTTTTCTGAACCTACTTTAGCTAGTTCTGTGCTTAGTCTAGTTGCTTGCGTTTGAGCTTTTACTAACTGACTTTCTAATGCCTGTACTTGTTTTTGTGTAGCTCCTGACATTTTAGCGTTCGCAAGTGCTTTTGTTAAATTATCTACATTCTGTTTAGCAAGGTTTAAAGCTCTCTGTGTTTCTTTAATACCTTTGTCTTTCATAGTAACAGAACCAGTTATTTGAGCATTCTTGTTCGTTTCTTTAGCTAGACGCCCAATGTTATTGATTTCTCTTTGTGCTTCCCTAGCATTTTTTAGAACGCCTTTAGTTTCCAGTTCTGCCTGAATGACGTATTTTTCTTTAGCCATTGTTTGTTATACTCCTTAATTTACGCTTAATGTTTTTAGTTTTATCGTCCATTTCGTGAGTGGCTTTAACTAGCGTTCGTCCATAACGTTGGTGCAAGCTACGGTCATGTAATAAGACATTGAGCATTCTCCAACTTTCATCTTTAGCTTTGAAGCCGTTGACTACACCAATGTTTCCGCTTTTTAGTGAACCGTAAGAACGTGTTACTTGCTTAGTGATTTTTTTAGTATCAAACTTAACAGGGTAACGAGAGAAATCTCCACCCAACGAACTTTTATAACTGCGTTTAACTGTATTCTGATTAGAGTTAAAAGCGTCAACCATTTCTAACCAGACCTTTTTAAGTTGTTTCTCTGTGAACTTTTCCAGTCCTGTTACTTTGTTGGTGGTTGCCATAATTTTACCTCCACATGTTCCGCTTTGTTTAATTCCTCTGCGGTTGTTTTCTTCTTCTCTTTAGGTGTCAACGTTGAAATTAATTTTAGCGTCCACCCTAAAGGTCTGTGGCTGTATACTTCATAGGGAACTCTAAAGGCTGTCATAGCACTAACAATTGCAAGTGTTGTTATTCTTGCGTTTTCCCTTATTTCTTCGTTGTTAGTGCTATCGCTTTTTTTGTTTCGTCTACCAGTTGTTCCATAAGGTCAGCAACCGTAACAGGTAAAAGTCCACCAATTAAAGCACCTAAAATTTCGTCAAGTGTATATTGTGGCGCGCAAGCCCAAAAGAATAACGCCAAACTGTGATAATCGCGTTCGTTCAAATCTCCAAAGTAAACGCCGTTATCTTCCATACGTTCCAATGCTTTAAAATCAAATTTAAAATCTTCTTTCTTCATCTGTGTATCTCCTTATAAATTAAAATAAAAGAGTGGGAACTATTATTCCAAGCCCTCCACTCTTAAAAATTACGCTTTGATGTCAGTAGCAGCGAGCGGTTTAAGTTCATTAAACAACTTTTTAAAAGCTAGTGCCGGTCCACTTGTACCTTTTGCTAAGTCTGCGTCAGACACTTTGAATTTTACAAACAAGCGTTTTTTGTCCCCTAGTGTAAAATCTCCAGTTGTGACCGTTGCCGTGTGTTCGTATTCTTTACCTGTTGGACTTTCTTCGTCCGCTTCCGCCGTGTCACTTGGTGTTGTAGCCTGAACACTTGGGTAGAATGTAGCTTTATACCCTGTTCCGTCATCATCACGATAACGTTCAGCATAAGCGAAACCGTAAGGTTTGTAATTTGCTACATCGTCAGTCAAGAACCCTGAAACACTTCCAAACCCTAACGCGTGAGTTGCAAAGGCGTCAGGCAAGTCATACGACTTAACTGTAATTTGTGTAGTTTTAGCTCCTGCGATTGTACGATAAGGAGCGTTAAACCCTGCATAAAAGTTTGTGTTTTCTTGGTTGTTCTCTGTTTCAATTCCACGCAAGCCTGCAATTGGAATTCCTGCGGTTTGCCCTTTAGGGTCTGTGAACACTACCCCATACCCTAAACCGTGGGTTAATTCATTTTTTGATGTATATGCCATTTATTTTTATCCTCCTACTACTTCCAAACTTTAATAGCACCGTCTTTGAGGAAACCACCGCAAACGGTAATAGTACCATATACTTGTACTTTATTATGACGAACGTCTTTAGTCACATTAAATTCTGGTACCAAGTCCCCTGCTAGAATGCCCTTGTAAGGGTTAATAAGCACCTTGTCAAAAATGTTATCCCCTCCGTCATTATAGTGCTTAAAGCTCAAAGTTTCAATTTTAGTTACTCCGTCAACTACTGGTGTGAAATCATTTTCTTTTACGAAAAGAATATCATCGCCTGACTGTGAAAACTTATTTGCACTTGCTTTCTGTTTGACAGCCCCAATAATTGAACTTGTAGCGATTGAGCTATGAACTCCTCCCCAAATTAAGTGGGTTTCGATTGTTTGATATAAAGTATCTCGAACGGTTTGCAATGCACTTTGTACACCGTCAGCGGTCAAGTTACCTGAATCTGATAGATTGATACCAAAACCAAAACCACGAGGTGTCAAGATTTTATAACTTGTTTCAGTTACATCTAACACGCTACCAGTTTGCCCTTGCTCTTTAGCTTCAGGAAAACCAGTTAAATCAACAGACTGCAATAAATCTGCCCCAACTTTAGGAATACGTGACAAGAGAGGGAACAAGTCCCCAAGTCCCTCTGTACTAGTCACATTCTTAATTTGTTGGGCATAACGGTCTGTAATATTAAAATCAGCCATTATTTACCCCTTTCTTATTTAGACACCTAAACTACCCTTTTTTTTTAGGTATGCTGAACGGTTTTTACCACGAATAGAACCACCCACAAGAGTTTCAGAAAGCCATTGTTCAACGTTATAACGGAGGTCAAAGTCGTTATAGTTTTCCATGTTCAAATCTCCGATAAGAACGTACTCATCGTGATTGTATACCGCTACTTCGTCTTTAGGCATCCAGACACGTGTTTCAAGATTAACGGCACCGAATGATTGAGCGATTTGTGCTTTTGTTGCCAACTCATTGAAACGTGCATGACCGTCTGAACCTTTGAGCTTACGCAACTCTGCAAAAGTTTGTGGACTCATAACAATTGTGATTTCGTCAGAAATTGAGGCTTCAGCAACTGCATCAGTAATACCCTCAAACAAATCTGTGTACTCAATTTGTTTTGTCCAACCGTCTTTGGCATTTTTCAAACCATAGAAACCGTTAGAACCGTCAGCAGAACCAAGAATCATGTTGTATTCCACTTTTTGAATAACACGGTTTACCATTTCAGACATTACATATTCAGATAACGCGCCTGAATCGTTTACACCTCGAACAGTTGCTTTGTCCATTTGCAAGTATGCTTCTGCCATTTGTGGACGTAGTGAACGTTTAGTGGCCGTTTGAGCTTTGTTCTTATCTGTACCTGCTTTGAAAGTACCTTGTAAGAAAGTATCATCTACACCGTCCTCTGCAAGTGTCAAACCTTGGAAACGTGCTTTCATAGCACCGTCATAAATACCTGACTTACGAGCATATTTAGATGTGATAGACCCCAGAGAGTTGACAACGTTCAAATCTGAAGCATTAGCAAATTCACGCAAGAAACCTTGTTCAGGCATTTCAGTCATTTTGTCCCCAAGTTCACGCATAAATTTACGTTCTGCATCTTGAGGTTTTTCGCTAGGGATAGACGCTTCACGTTCCTTTTTAAGTTCTTCACGTTCTTTGTTAAGTTCTGTTACTTTAGCTTCAAGTTCTCGAACTTTTACACCTGCTTCAATTGCTTGCTTCATGATTTCTTGTGTTTCGTTTGCACCCATTTGTTTTTGTTCTCCTTTTTCTTCTTCTCTTACTTTTGTCACTTTAGCACCTTTATTACTTGGTAACGGAGTAAGTGACACCTCCGTGATCGTAACGTCTTTATAATAGCCTACTCCGTCAATTTCACGAGCTTTTACACCGTTAGCATTGAAACCAACTGACAAACCTGTTTCCTCAATCTTTTCGGCTGTGTATTGTTCTTCGTCAACGTAACCTGTCAAGATTACATTGTCCCCCTCGAGATGAACAAACCCTGAACCAATCTTCTCTCTATGGCGGTTTAGGATATCTACTCCGTCCCCTGCGTTAGCAATGGACTCAATAACCGTACCGTGAGAATCAATTGTTCCCAGAGGGTTCGCTATCCCTCTTACTGCTTTTACTTTCAATATTTCCTCCCTTGGCTGTTGTTGATATATAAGCTACAAAATTTTCTTGGTTGAAAACAATGTTCTTATCGTGTTGTTTTAGTAGCGGTAACACTTTTTGAATTGCGAACGCAATAATAGTAACCTCATTACTTTGTCCATATAACAATTCTCTTGGTATTCCGTATTCACTCAATGCAATCTCAATTGCTAGATTTGCGTCATTTTGTAGCGAACCGCTGTAATCTGGCTGAATCTGTTTGATATCGTCATCTGAACCAATAACGGACACACCGTTGAACTCTCTTGCAAGTTGTTGCTGTTGCGTTAAACGTTCACGAATTCTTTCCCAAACTTCTTTCAAACCACTAGAAACCTTAGTTTTCCAATAGATTTTGATTTGAGCTTGAGAATCAAGTCGTCTACCAATTCCATTACTAGCCATTCCAAACATTACCCCAAACCGTTGAGGGTTAGCACCATAGAAAGGGTTTAGCAACATTTCATAGTCGCTTGTTCTAATAGTGACTTCCCTGCGGTTCGGTTCTCTGACTACAATGTTAAACTGGTCTGCATTTACTCTTTGAGCGTAATACTTGAAACCACCATACCAAACACGATAAACTTCTTTACCTTGTAAAGACCAATAGAATAAGTCTTCTAGTTTAGACGCTTCAGAATAATCAACATTGTCAAAATAGGAAACTAAGCCCAAGAGTTTACCCAATAACAAATCAGTCGTTGGGTCTTGGACCGTGAAAGTAGAAAAGCTCACATCTTCCGCTCTACGCGATAGATTGAATAAACTCATTCACTCCTCCTTATTTGAACTCTCCTGTTTTCGCGTCAAATTTACGTCCAAACTCTGCTTCAATTTCTGTGATATACATTGTATCAATTGGTAGGTTAAGTTTACCAAACTCGTTTTTGTAATTGCGTAACATTCGAGGCGTCCGAACGTGGCGAACACTTACACCGTCAGAAACAAACCAATGTTTTTCTTTACCGCTGTTGTCTAGTCCTTTAATAAGGTACATTTTAATAATTCCTCCTGTTTGATTATTTTGATTTGAATTTCCAGTAACTGGTTTATTAAATAAGTCAAGTTCTGCCTGTCTGCGTCGTACTAAACCTTGTAAGACTTGACCGCCTGCATTACAATACTTCGGAATCATTGAAGCGACATAAGCGTGTGAGAACTCTGCCCAACCGTCAGCAATGAAAACATTACCACAATTATAAGCCAATGAAACTAAGGCGTCAAACTCATTTTGATTTGCTTTGCCTTTTACATAAGCGTCAACCATAGGTGCATACTTATTATTGATGTCAATCTCTAGCTGACTATCTGCTTGTGCTTGCGTCCATGTTGTTCCTGCTGTCACTCCATAATAACCCCAACCGATTGTGTACATTTGTTCCCACGGTACTGGTTTGTAAGCAGTCAAACGGCAACCCTCGAACTCTTTAATCAAATTCAAACCGTTTTGTGATACTTTGATGTTACCACCTCCATTTATTATTATTGTTTTTATAAGGGAACAACTAACCCAAATTTTCGCAATATGTTAAGATGTTATAAGCGTCTGCCATGTTATCATCTTTGCAATTAGAATCAACAAAGCCTGTTTCCTTTAAAAGTTCTAGACTTTCTTTTTTGCGTTGTTCTCGTTTGCCTGAAATTAAATGATAAGCGCACCACTTAGAGTTATCAATAAAAGTATAGCCATTTACTAGACCGTCAATAGCACCAATAAAATAACCGTTACAATTAGCCAATGTAATACTGTGTTTTCTATTTCTTCCCATGATAGGCGTTTCAATAGCTAGATGATAATCTTTTAAGTCAAACTCATCTATGATATCTTTAATTGCGTTCACAATGTCAAAAGTACGTTCCCACGCGTTTTTCTTTGCGTTATATGCTTTAATGGAACCGACATATAATTGTCCGTCTTTTCTAAAGGCGTACCCAGTTCCCTCGTCTTTCTTACTAGCTGTACTGAAGTCAATAGCTAAAATTTTTTTCATTTCTACCCTCTTAAATAGGGAGGCTATAAGAAGTCACGACCGCATAAACATCTTCGCGTGTTTTGTCAATGTTAACGCCGTAATCAGTTTTGTCAATAAATTCTAAAACTTGTTTCAACTCTACTTCATCATTAACAAAATAGATGTTTTTTTCTGCCATGTCTTTACCTCCCTCATTGATTATGGTATTATTATAGCATACCCATTTTTAGTTATGACTTTTATTGTACCTACAAAAGATTTAGATAGTTTACAATTTAATTAAATAATTTGTAACCAAAAAATAATATAATACTAACTATCAGCGTGGTTGAGCCATTCTTGTATTTTTGACCCTGATTTTTTTACTTGATTTTGAAAAAACGTATGTTATAATAAATATATAAAAATTGAATACGCCTAAGGCTTGTCTGATGTCTTAGGAATTGAGTATATGAAAACCGTACTGAATAAGGCGCGAGTAATGAGTTAGGCAAAGCGGTAGCCCTGTGTGATGTCACTGAAAGCAAGTTTCAAACGCTCCCCCAACATAGGCAAAGTTAAATAAGAAGTTACCGCTTGGGTGTTCATCATAGCCGAATTGATGTGAGGACTGATTGAGTTACTAGCGCTGACATATTAATTAGTTCAAGAGGGGGGGATAAAAACTGCGTTTGCGTGGGTAGTTATACCCTTTAGCAAGGTAACTAAAAAGAAATATTTGATAGCTTGAATTGTAATATTATTTCAGCTATAATTAAAGCATAGATAAAAAGAAAGAGGGTAAATGAAATGTTTATCATTTATTGGATAATGTCAGCCATGTTTGGAATTATGGCGAGTGTAGACGGTTCACTTTATGGAGTTTGGTTCTTATGCTGTCTAGGTTGCTTTATTCTAGGTTTGGTAAATTTATTAAAAGGAGGTTATTGATTGACAATTTTAGCAACTTTTGTCACTATAATTTTATCATTTATTTTTATAGTTGACTTTTTACTTATAATCGCTCTTATTATTACACTATGGAGGTTTTTCGAATGACAATTAAAGACGACATCAAAGCAATTAACAAAGATATTTTTGAAGCTAAAAACTGGGAACAAATGGTTCAACGTACTAAGTATTGGGTAGTTAAATTAAAAAACATCTATCCTGATTATAATTTTAAAACTTATTTTAAACCGCTACGTGATAGAAACATCATTTTTATTGACTATAAAGTAAAAGGGGTTTACTAAAATGAAAGACTTGTTTGAACGTGTTATAACAGCTAAAGAACTACAAGAAAAAGAGGACTTCAAAGGCGGGAATGAGTGGCTAATAGAACACTTAATACCACGAGGTCAGGCAGGTCTAACAATTGCACCGCAAAAGTCTTTTAAGAGTTCTACAACCCTACAAATGGCATTGAGTGTAGCTAAAGGTGTACCCTTTGGCTATTTTAAAACTAAAAAAGCGAACGTGCTTATAATTGACAATGAGGATACTGACTTCGTTCTACATCAACGGTTAAAGGCTTATAGTGATGTTCCTGACAATTTGCATTTCATTACAGGGGGGATTTTTAAGCTAGACAATACAAACCACATGAATGGACTTTATAAGTTCATCAAAGAGAATAACATTAAGTTTGTTATCTTGGACAACTTAAAAGACATGCTGACAGACAGAAACACTCTAAATGATATGTCAAGTATGAATGATGTCTTGAATAACATAACACGCTTGAAATTGCTCCTAAATGATGTAACGTTCCTTTTAATTGCTCACGCTAGAAAAGACACGAACAATCAATCACTTGAGGAAAAGAGTTTTAGGGTTAGAAGTACACATGCCTTAGGTAGTTCGGCAATTGGTGCATGGTTTGAGTTCTGTTTATGTCTTAGCCCTAAAATGGGAAAGAATAGCAAGTATTCAATTTTAACTGTTGAGGCTCGTAACTACGCTTATGACAAAGAGGTTTGTCTGGGTTATGTAGCGGACCAATTCCAAATCATAGACCCCACAGGAAACAAACCTAAAGAGATACTAGAGGAGGAACAAAAAGAGGGGGAAGAATACGAGGAAACCAAAAACGACGCCGAAAGTCTTTTAACAGCGTTGCAACAAAAAGGAAAAGTAAAAGAAATTAACGATTAACCGTTTTGTCTTTGACATTGCGGTTTTTCTTTTGTATAATTAAATCATCAAGTTAAGAGAGGTTATCAAATGGATAAACTAGAAAGAGAAAACAAAGAACGTTGGGCCAGAAATCGTTTCGAGTTCATGGTCCGAGACGCTGAAAGAATTAAACGTTACTTAGAATGTGGCGAAGTTAAAAAAGCCGAACAAAGTAGTAGATTTTTCAAACGAAATTTGTTAGAATTAAATAAACTAGAAAAGGAGTTAAACAATGGCAATTGAACTTGAAACATTGAACAAAATAGCAGTAAGACTTCAACAAAAAGAATCAGTAACAGATATTGAAAAGGATATGCTTATAGGGCTTTTAAATAGCGTTTATAGCTATTATAAACAAATGGAGGATATTTCTATGCTAGATGTCTTAGTCGTTCTCTATGAGCGTTTAACAGGCACTAAAGCAGACAAAAAAGAAGAGATAACACGCTTCATTGAAAACTTTAGTGCAAAAGGTCTTGTTAAGTTATTAGAAAGATTAGAAGAAAAAGGAAAACGTCAAAAAGAAAGTAAAGTTAGTGATACGTTTATCAACGAAACAAGAATGTACTACAAAGTGGTAGCAAACAAAATCAAAGAAAGAGGTATCAAATAATGGCAATTGAAAAAGTGGTTTATTACTACGACGACGGAACGACAAGAGAATATCCGCCACGATTGACGGACCTAGAACAGTTAGAAGAATTCAAAAAATCAAAAACTGACATAAAAGAATTATATGAGTTCATGCAAGAACATCTAAGCAAGTTTGAGGCTAAATTGTCCTTATGCTTCAAATATATGGTTGACAACCTAGGCATGGAAGAACAACAAGCAAACAACACTTTAGAATTTTGGTGTGATGAATGGGCATTACAAAACGTTCATTTTATCCTAGAGGGCGGGGAATGCCAAATGTGTGGTAAACAATGTAATGCCAAAAAAGTCTTTTGTTCAGAAGAGTGTTACAAAGATTATATTGAAATGAAACACAACTGTAATTGACAAATAGCAAAGCCTTTGATAAAATAATCTTATAGAAACGAAGGAGAATAACATGTTAGCGGAAAAGTTACAAGAATCACTTAAAGGAATGACAGGCTCAACACCTAAATCAAATAAAAGAACTTTAGTAGAACTTTTACAAACAGAACTTGGTCTTGATGTAGTTGAACGCTTAGGAGTTGAACGTCGTTATCATACAGCTGTTTACTTCAGAAATGATGAAGTAGGAAAAGCTAAATATCAGTTTTACATGAAACAAATTGAAAAAGCAGCCAAATATCCACGTTTCACAAAATTTGAAGAATACACAAAATAAAGGAGGCTAAAAGATAATGATTAAAGTGAAATACATATTAGATGACGGTTCAAAAGATTGGCTTTACGAAATGAAAGACTTACGAAGTGCAGTAGAATGTATAAAAGAGGATATGGAAACATACCCAAGAATTGCAATGGTAATTGTATTTGATGAAGAAAATAGAAAGATTTTTGAGGTTAAATAAATGGCACAAGATTATTACGCGAATAAATACGGTATCCAATTAGAAGAGTTCCTGATTTGGGGTTCTGAATGGGACTTAAAATTTTGGAAGTATAACTTTACAACTGGTCAAGGTTTTGCACTAACTAACGCTTTAAAGTACACTGTAAGGGCAGGGAAAAAGCCAGATGAACCGTATGAAAAAGATATGGGCAAATATAACGACTACATCGACATGGCTGTTAAAATGGGTTTTGAACGGTCTGAAGCAGAAGATTGGGTAGCACTTCAAAAATCAATCTTTGAGGAGTTCAAAGGCAGAAAAGCAGAACTAGAAGAACTTAGAAGAAGAGAGGAAGCGAAACGTGTTTAAATATTGCGCTTTAAATCGTCAAAAATTCTTATGGTTTAAAACCTTTGAGGATATGGCGAAACACTTCGGTGTTACAGAAAGTTATTTAAAATTATGGGTGAATAAAGACAAGCCATTGAATGGTTGGTTTATTAAAGAGGTAAATTATGATTCTGAATTGGAACGACTTCAATAAATGGCGTGAAACTAGCTTAGAGTATCATAAAATGATAGGCGAACACAATTATACTAATGCACTAACATTTTTTGAGTATGTAAGACAATACTTTAACGCTAAAGGCTTCCCACCTGCTGAAAAGAAAACAAAAACAGGCAGAAAAGGAAAATACACGCAAAAAGATAGTAAAGAACAATTAAAACAAATACATGAATACATCGGAGGAATAAAAAAATGTTGACTTTATTATTAACAATTATATTTATTTGGCTTGTGTTTAAAGCCGTTGAAAATGTAGCCGAAGAACTTGGAAGATACATCAGAGGGTTCTTTAAATGGTTGTGGAAAATGTACAAAAAACATATTAATAAAGGAGTTAGCCTATAATGGAAAGCAAAGTTCTAAAATTAATCAATGAAATTAAAGTACCAAAAAGCCAATATAACAGCTTTGGAAAGTACAATTTCAGAAATAACGAGGATATTCAAACGGCTTTGAAGCCTTTGTTATTACAGTTCGGTCTTATGGAAAAAGCGACAACTGAAATGTTAGAAATGAACAACGAGCTGATGTTGCACGTTCATATTGACATCTTTGACCCTGATAACCCTAATGACATCGCAAGCGGTGACGGTTGGGCAGTTATTGACATCAATAAGAAAGGTATGGATAAAGCGCAAGCAACTGGTGCTAGTCAATCATACGCAAGTAAATATGCCTACGGTCAAGCGTTGAAATTAGACGATACCAAAGACGCCGATAGTACAAATAAAGGTCCAAATAATGCTACACAGATGAAATCACGACCAAAACCAAACTATCAATACAATTTGAGCGACTTAAAGAAGAAAGTAGCAAATAAAGAAATCTCAAGCGACCAAGCCAATGAACTTTGCAAACAAGGAAAAGTAAATATGAATGCTTAACGCTTGACAAGATGAAGTAAATAAGTTATAATTAAACTATCAAATAAAGAGAGGAAAATAAAAAAATGAAAATTATTGAAACTTTAAAAGTAAACGAAATTAACACAAAACAAGTTGAAACATCAAACGGAACTAAAAAAGTTCTATCATTCAAAGCGTACCCATTTGACCACTATATCGGAGGTATTTGGTTACCTGATAGCGTAAATTATGGCGACATCGTAACAGTATTTATTGACCAAATCAAATCCGAAACAAAAGGCGACAAAACTTATTATAATGCTTCGTATGCTAAAGTAACGCCTGAATTTAACTTAAACCGTGACAATAATGAACCACAAAACAATACGGTTGACTTATTTGGTGGAAGCGCTCCTGCTGATATCCCTGACGACCAATTACCATTCTAAAGGAGTTCAGCCATGGGATATGATTATGAAATGATACTTGATGAAGTAGACAAATTGAGTCTACAAGGACGAGTAGAGGAAGCAAAGGAACTTGTGAGGGAACTTGTTCCTCCTCTGTTCGCTATTGACTTTACTAACTTAATGGAATTAATTGAAAGGAATACATACAAACTATGAAAATCGCTAAAGAAACATTAAATGCACTTAAAAACATGCCTATTATCACTTTGAACACTATCCACGATTTACTAGAAGTAAAACAGCATATTAACAACTATCAACGCAACACAAACAAAAAATACGGTCTAAACCTCGAAAAAGATGAAGTAATTAACCGTGAAGTGGCTGACATGATTATTATTAACACGCTAGGAAAGTTAAACATGTTACCTGAACAGTCTTATTTCTTGCGTTTGGTTCGTAACGAAAATGTAGACACTCCTAAAGCTCGTAAGGCTGAAAAGTTCGCTGAAAAAGCCAATTTAGCTGATAAAATTGTTGAAGCTCTTAACTTCATCAACGGTAACGCGTTTATAGATATTAATGAAACAGCATTATACAACTTCATTAAAAAACAGAACGTCCAAAACCTTGAATATTTCAGCAAAGAGGGTCGTGTAGAATGGTTCTTTAGTCGTGTAGAATGGTTGTTAGATACTTATAAAGGGGAATAAATGATAAACTTACAAAATAAAAAGTTAGATATTAAAGAGTTCTTACAAGAGTTAGGCTTTACCGTTAGTTTAGACTATGAAAGAGAACCAATGGGCGTGATGTTTGCTGAAATACACCCTGTTGTTAGTCAAGTAAGCAACAATTCAGCCATTTATCAGTCGTTTAGAACGCTTGAAGTAGAACTCATGGTAATTTGTACCGAAGAAACAGAAAACAGCTTATACAGGGCTGTACAGCTCTTGAGCGACGAGCATTATATCTATGCCAATACAATCACAGATAACACAAATATTATAAAATTAAGAGGTAACTATTATGATTAATGATAACACATTGAACTTTATCCGCTTTTCAAGTGGCTTCAATAACTTAAAAAAAGAAGAACTCGAAGCCTTTGCAGAGAATGAAATCTTTGAACTTAATGAATACAACGCAAGTGAGGGAACGCAAGGAAAATACTTCTATACATTAGATGATGTCAACACAAACGGAACACTTAAAAGCTATATTATTGAATGTTTAAAACTTTCATTACAAACACGCTGGGGTAACAATCTAGAGTATCACATTGACCGTAAAACGAAATACTTAAACAAATTAACTGGAATGCAAGCGTAAGAAAGAAAGAGGAATAAAAAAATGAAATTAAAAAATCAAATCGAACTACTTAACGACACTTTGAAATTACATGATGAAAAAGTAGACGAACATTTTCCAACAGATGAAAGTAAAGTACCTGCTTATGCTAAAGCCCAATACATTGACTTGTTTAGTATGCTTCAAGAAGTTGCTAAGGCGTACGAATTCACGGCAAAATGGCATAAAGCGTCTAAAAAAGCCCTAGAAATTCTTGTTACAAATCTAAACGAACATTCTGAAATGGTTAATGAAATCATGGACGATACCGATTATAAAAATTGGACTAAAGAAGAAGACAAACACTATACTGGTGTATTCTACTACGACTTACATAAAACAGTAGAAGAAACACTTGAAGAAATGAAAGAGGTGTAAAATCATATTAAATTATATTATTTATGTTATAGCGTTTATCCTTTATAGTTGGTTCTTATTCAAATCAGGAAAGAAACACGCTGAACGTAAAGATGAAATAAAGTTAGTTATAACTGGTAAACCTGAACAAGTTAAAAAAGCAATCGAAACTATAAACGAACAAAATTTAATTAAATAGAAAGCGAGGTCATTACTCTTCATTTACACGCCACTCAAACGAGTGGTTTTTTTGTTTGGTTGTTGACGAGGTACGCCCTCCTATATAATACCCCTATAAGCTCACAGATTGGCTTGTATTACATTTTAGATAATTTCTAGGATAATGACAATGAACAGACCAAAACACGCAAAATAGAACGTTTTACGAGCAATTACATCATATTTTTTTCAAAACGAAAAATGGAAAAATAGATTCAAAAGAGTTAGGCTT